GAGATGGCCTGCTGGTCCTACCGGAGCATGGGCAGGTGAGTGGTGGGCAGTCCACAACTTCCTCCAGTACGGTGGAGTTGCAGTCGTTGGTGGATCCGGTGAAGCGGGTGCTACCGATGTCACAGGTCAGAGCAGCACAAACACTGTTCTACACAATAAGAGCATTCCTCTTGACGTTGTTTTCTGTGGTAACACATACAACAACACTGGATCAAATGCAGCGGCAGGTAGAGGTGGACTTGAGTTCTTAGGAACCCCATCCGCACTTCAGGTTAACACTGCGATGAACATCGCAACAACCAGAGGTGACTGCATGGCGTTTGTTCCATCAGGACACACACTCGCATCCAACTCTCAGTTGGGTAGTGGAACTATCGCAACTTGGGATCAAGGAGCGATTACTCCCGGTGGAAGTGAATTTATCAGCGTTGTCTTCGGTAACAAGAAGCATCTTGGTACTGGTAGAGACACCACAGAGGGAACCGAGGGACTCGTAACTACAAACACATCCGCAGATGCGGCTGGTTGTATTGCTAGAACCGATAGAGATACTGCTCCGTGGTATTCACCCGCAGGTTTCAATCGTGGACAAATTCTCGACGTTGTTCGGATGCAAGATACCCCAACTGACGCTGAGATGGATACCATGTATGATGCTAAAATTAACCCAGTAACCACTTTCCCCGGTGAGGGAACAATGCTCTTTGGTGATAAGACTCGTAAGATTGCTACCAGCACTCTGAGTAGAATCAACGTCTCACGACTCTTTATCTTCCTTAAGCAAACTGTTGGTGCTGCTGCAAGATCGAAACTCTTCGAGTTCAATGATGAAGACTCAAGAGCATCGTTTGTCAACGCAGTTACTCCGTTGTTAGAAAATATTCGAGCAAGAAGAGGTTTGTTTGACTTCAGAGTTGTTTGTGACGAAACAAACAACACCGCTGCGATCATTGACGCAAATCAGTTCGTTGCGGATGTCTTCATCAAGCCTGCTAAGTCTATCAACTTCATCAAACTCACATTCACTAACAAGGGCACAGGAGATGATTTGGGAAACTAAGTAGCGGTTCTGTCGGTGACGGTGGAGGGGGCCCGAGTTTTTCTCTAGCCCCACCACCACCACCATCATTCGGAGACACCGCTCCATAGAAAGCAAATCCTTAAGGAGAACATAACAGATGGCAAATTCAAACAACATCAACGACTTTAAAGCAGCAATAGATGGTAGAATGCGTCCCAACCGCTACCTCGTCGAAGGTAACATCGGAAACTTTGGACAAGTTGCCGGTATAATGGTGAAGGCTGCACAGTACCCTGCAACTAGTTTGGGTATTATCCAGTTACCATATAGAGGTCGTATTGCTAAGATTCCGGGTGATCGTGTTTACCCAGAATGGACATTCAGCATCTATGATTCTAAACCTCTTGCGGGACCTTTAGCAGACACCAGAAGAGCGTTTGAGCAGTGGAATGAAATCTTCAATGATCACACTCTCAATACGGCGGATCCTGCTCAACTTACCGCAGACTCAGGAAACTTTACAGACTGGACAGTAACTCTCTTAGATACCGAAGGTGCAAACGTAAGAACAATTCGTCTCAAGAATTGTTGGCCTGTAGAAATTGGTGCTATTGATCTTACCTACGATGCTGCTGATACACTAACCGAGTACACAGTAACTCTCGCTTTCGATTACATCGAGACTGGAGCATCTCCCGGTTCCGCAGGTAGTGGAGCGCCTACAGGAGGGTAATCCTTGAGGTTGATATCTCCAAATCTATTATAAATACTAAGAGCAGTATTTATAAGGAAGGAATATATTATGCCTAAATTTGAACTATTCGGGTTCAGCATCGGAAAGTCACAGGAGTCTGAGGTAGAACCAAAGACTCAACGATCATTTGTTGCACCTGATGAATATGATGGAACAACTACGATTGAAGCGGGTGGTATCTTCGGAACATTCGTGGATTTCGCAGGACATATCCGTGACGAAAATCAACTCATACAACAATATCGAGGTATGGCTTTATATCCAGAAGTGGATCAAGCCATATCTGATATTGTATCTGACTCCATAGTACACAGTGGATATGAGTGTCCTGTTTCTCTTAACTTAGATAACTTAAATGTATCGGACTCAATTAAGACAAAGATATACGATGAGTTTAATGAAGTTACTAGACTTTTGGAGTTTGGTAAAAAGGGAACAGACATATTCAGAAGATGGTACATTGACAGCAAACTGTTTTATCACATCATAATTGATGAAAAAAATCCATCAAAGGGTATTCAAGAACTTCGTGCGATTGATCCCACGAAGATAAAACGACTGAGAAAAATAGAAAGAGATATGGAAAAGGTTGGTATGAATCAATTACCAACTATTAAAAAGGTAGAGGAGTTTTATGTTTATACGAATCAAGATAAAGACTCCAAGTACTACACACCATCTGCCGGTATCAAGATAGCACCCGATTCAATTTGTTATGTACACTCTGGAATGGTGGACACAGGAACCAAGCGTGTAGTTGGTTACTTACAAAAGGCTATTCGTCCGATCAACATGCTTCGTCAGATTGAGGATGCAGTTGTAATCTATAGAATATCCCGTGCGCCAGAAAGAAGAATTTTCTATATCGACGTTGGTAACTTACCTAAGCAAAAAGCAGAGCAATACATCAAAGGTTTGATGAACAGATATAGAAATAAACTTACCTATGATGCAACCACTGGTGAGATTAGGGATGACAGAAAACATCTCCACATGCTTGAGGATTATTGGCTACCTCGTCGTGAAGGTGGTAGAGGAACAGAGATCTCTACTCTCGATGGTGGACAAAATCTAGGTGAGATGGAGGATGTTACTTATCTTCTCAAGAAAGTGTATCACGCACTAAACATTCCTGCTTCCAGAATGGAAACCGAAAACGGCTTTAACATGGGAAGATCTACAGAGATCACCCGTGATGAGGTAAAATTCAGCAAGTTCATTGAAAGATTGCGACTCAAGTTTGCAGAACTTTTCATGAATCTTCTTCGTGTCCAATTAGTTCTCAAGGGAGTTATGACGGAGGAAGACTGGAATAAGATTTCTCAAATGGTAGGGTTTGACTACGACACCGATTCGTATTTTACAGAGTTGAAAGAAACAGAAATCCTTAGAGAGCGACTTGAGATTCTACAGTCAATGGATGAATATATCGGTAAATATTATTCTCACGATTGGGTGCGAAGAAATATTCTCAAACAAACCGATGAAGATATTAGAATGATCGATGCACAAATACAGAAAGAACAACCAGCAGAAGACGAAGGAGATGAACTATGAGTATGGAAAAGATGATGACTTCTCTTATTAATAAGGATCAGGACGAGTTTAACACCGCTTTTGATTCTGAAGTGAGAGGAAGAATAGCAGGTAAAATGGATGATGTCGCAAAAAGTATTACGTCTGGTTTGCTAGGTTCACTCGAAAATATCGAGGCTGAAACTGACGATACTATAAATAATACAGAACAATAATCTTAGAAAAGGAATCTCTCCAATGGACACAAGACTAATAGTTGCAGATATTTTAGAAGGAAATCTTGGTGACGCCAAGTCAAAAACAGACGCTGTTCTTTATCAGAAGAGCGGTGAGATTCTGGAGGGGTTTTCTTACGCCGTCATGGAGAATGTATATGGACTCTCTGAGGCATCAAAGAAGAAAGCCAAAGTTACCGACAAGGATGATGATGGTGAGGGAATGGATCCCGTTGGTGCAGAGGATGATGATATTGATAACGATGGTGACTCCGATGATTCTGATGAGTACCTAAAGAATAGACGAAAGACTGTCAAGAAAGCCATCGCAAAAGACAATGGTGATGAAGAGGAAGCAACCGAGGGATACGGTAAGAAGATGAAGAAGGAAGAGTACAGGGACATGAATGGCAACATAGTAAGACCTGATATGAAAAAGGTGAAGAAGGAAGAGGAAGAGGGAAAGAAAAAGAAGAAGGGTTCTCATAACTGTGCAAACCATGTAGAACATGCAGAGTGGGGACAAGGTATTCCTGTACACGGTGAACACGCTCCACCAGACGAAGATGGTTACATCCAGTGGTACAACGTAGAATTTGAGCATGGTATCGAAGAGCATGTGTTTACTGAAGATTTAACTATTCTCAGTGAAGCAATGCACGAAGATCATGATCACCACGAAGGAGAGCAACTCGATGAACTCGTTCCCCTTGCACTAGGTGCCGCGAAGATGATGCTTGGAACTAAAGCAGGACTCGCAGCAACTGGATATATGATGGGAAAAGCCGTCCAAAAGAAAACCATGCGAGATAAACAACGTGTTGCAAGTTCTGGTGGTGTAGGTGCATCTGAAGGTGTAGACGTAGATGAAGACATGGAGATCTACGGTGTCGATAGAGAAAAGTATGCAAAAATGAGTGATCAGGAAAAGCAATCAATCAAACAAGCATATAGAGCAAAGAAGGCTGTAAGCAAATGAAACTAATAACAGAAATGGTAGAAGAAGTTAGTTGCATCGTTGAAGCCGACGAAGGTGGTAATAAAAGCCACTATATCGATGGTATCTTCATGCAGGCAGAGACTACCAATAAAAACAAAAGAATGTATCCACTTAAGGTTTTATCCAACGAGGTAAACAGATACAACAAAGAGTACGTTGGTAAAAATCGTGCGATGGGTGAACTTAATCACCCACAAGGACCTACTGTAAACCTTGATCGAGTTTCTCATATCATCAAGGATCTTCGTGTAGAGGGTAACGATATTTACGGAAAAGCAAAACTACTCGATACACCAATGGGAAACATTGCAAAAAATCTAATTGATGAAGGTGCAAAGTTAGGTGTGTCCTCTAGGGGTATGGGTTCACTGAAGAAGAATAAGTCGGGTGTGAACGAAGTTCAAGATGATTACATGCTTTCTGCGGTGGACATCGTTGCAGATCCCTCCGCTCCCGGTGCTTTCGTTAATGGTATTATGGAAGGTGCCGAGTGGGTTTGGGATAACGGTGTACTTAGAGAAAAGCAAATTCATGAGTACCAACAAGTAATCAAGAAGGCATCTAAGAGAGAACTAGAAGAAAGTGCTTTCAAGGTGTTCAAAGACTTCTTGTCAAAACTGTAAATTATATAAATATTGTGATTGTTTAAAGCCAGGAGTACACATATGTCAGAGATCAAAGACGTTGTAGAACAAATTTTAGAGAGTGAAGAAGTCTCTGATGTCGAGGAGGCTCAACTCGACGAGTATGGTGCTGCTGTCGCCAGTGCCGCTAGAGCAGCGATGCCTTTAGTAAAGAAAGTTGTTACATCTAAAACGATGCAAACAGCAGCAAAAGAGGCAGGAAAAGCAGCAGCAGCAACCGCAGCAACAAACGTAGGAAATAGAGTCGCAAATAGACTAACCAAATCCAAAACAGAAGGGGTTCATCCAATGGAAGATACACATGTAAATGAGGCAGAAATGGGTGTTGTAAACCCTAAGTCCGAAGAGGATCCAGATCTCTATCAGGACGCTGAAGGTAAGCACGCCAAGATTGACACCGATAAGGGTACTGAAGGTAAGGATAAGAAGAACAAGGCTTCCATTGCTGGTAAAGCAAAGGGACCTAGTGCTGTTGAAACTCCTACTGCAAGTGGAACCCCAGAGGAAAGATTAGAGGACATCATGGGTTCTCTCTTTGACGGTGAGGATCTCACTGAAGAATTCAAAGAGAAGACTTCGATCATCTTTGAAGCCGCGGTAAATGACCGTGTTGGTGCTATCGAAGAAGAACTCACAGAGTCTTATGAAACTCTTCTCGCAGAACACATGGAAGAAGTCACCGAAGAACTCGCAGGTAAGTTAGATGAATATCTAAACTACGTTGTTGAGAACTGGCTTGAAGAGAACAAACTCGCTGTAGAGTCTGGTGTCAGAACTAATGTCTCTGAAAACTTTATCGCTGGACTCAAGGGACTCTTTGAGTCTCACTGGATTGATGTTCCAGAAGAGAAAGTAGCAGTTCTTGACGAGGTTCATGAAGCAAACGAATCTCTACAAGAACAAATCAATGAACTCGTTGCAGACAATGTTGAACTAAAGGCTGAACTAGTTGGTTCGCAGTGCGGTTTGATTTTCGCTGAAAGTTGTGACGGTTTAACTGACATGGAAATTGAGAAGTTTGCATCTCTCGCAGAAGGCCTTGAGTTTGACTCAATTGATCAGTACGCAGAGAAGTTAAACGTAATCAAAGAAAACTACTTCGGTGAAAACGTAATCACCGAGGATATTGAAGAGACTACAGATCAAACCATCTCCGAGGGCGCTACTCCCGGTATGGAAAGATATGTAAACACAATCAGTCGTCACCTCAAAGGATAAGG